TGCTAAATATATTTAAAATACTTATATTAACAATACCATGGAAAAAACAATTACAATAAAGCTAACCGACGAAGAACATAAGAAATTCGTTGAAATATGCAACAAAACCGGCAAAAGGCGGTCGTTTTTTGTAAAAGAGGCTGTTAATATAAGTATTTTAAATATATTTAGCAAATTTTTTGAATTTATTTTGAAAATTTTCAAGAGGGGGTTTGTGGAGAAGATTATTCTGTAAAAAAATATGTGAAGGAAACTTTTACAAATAGAGATATTGTTCGTCGTCCATCGTCAATGTTTATTTGCGGAGGGTGCGTTTCATGTTTTGAAGATCGAGACATTGTTCTTATTACTGGAGAACAGCGAAAGGATCAACGAATACGACAATATGGTTGGATTTTTACAAAATCCCAAAAAATTGCAGCCACTAAAGCACATCTTAAGGAAATAACAGAAATAATACTTAATCCACCTGAACCGCCTTTTGGAATTGTGCTTGTAACATCAGGACAAAAGCAGCTTCTTTTTCGTTCTGTAATTGCATGGAGTCGCGATAATTTTCCGCTCATGTTAGAAGATGAAATCATAACTGTATCACGAAGGGAACTTCCGGAAAAGCTAAGCCTCGCAAAAATCGTAATTGCAGCAATCGGAAAGCCTTCTCTTTCTGAAATGGAAAGCAATCACGCTATCACATATTATGACTATTATGGAAACATTTATTCGTTCGGGCTGTGGAAAAACGAAATGAACAGCCCGATTAGCCGATTAGCATTATATCTTTCACCTTCACAGAAGGATTGTCAGAAGGAACATGCAAGAACTTACAACACTAACGCCAGAAGAGTTCCGACTCAAGTTAGCTTGTTTGAGTGACCCAAGTGTTAAGTCTGAAATAGTAAGACACAGTCTTATTGAAGAGGCTGTAGATTTTGTTTCAGAATTGCCTAAATTTTACAGTGATGAACTCGACAGAATGAAGCTGTGGGATAGAATAGGAAATGGGCTACTTGCTGCGGCATCAAAAGCAGACGGGAACTGTGAGTTGTTTGTCAATTCTGTCCTGTCATATATCAAAGCATCTTTAACTTCGGTAGCGGCAAGCGAACGACTTGCCTCGTTCATAACAAATTTCGAGAAGCGAGACTCGACGTGGAAGCGGGACTTCATTTGCCAATTTCAGGAATACCACTACCTTATTATTGTCAAGGCGCGTGCCGCATGGCAAGCTAAGAAGATGGTGACTCATGCCTAAGACACATAAAATACACATGCTTCTTGAGACGCTTTCCCCTCTTACTCACATGATGGGGACGAACGGAAATGAAGCGCTGATTAATCGGGAAGCTGTTTTTTACAAAGACGAAATCAGACATTTGCCGGTTATCAGTGGAAACGCCATCAGGCATAAGCTCATCCGCGATCCGGGCGCAATGTTCATCGTCGGCGCATGCAACCTCGCCGGAAAAATGAACATCGACCAACTGAATTATCTTTTCAATGGCGGTTCATTGGTAGAGTCTTCTGTGTCGTGCAACATCCGCAAAATTGCCGATATGCAAGCAACCCTTCCCCTCTATCGCCTTCTCGGTGGGTGCCTGAAAAATCAGGTTGTGGCTGGGTCGCTGAATGTTCACCGCGGTATGTTGATTTGCCGGGAGAACGCAGAGCGTATAAGCAGCATACTTCCTGAAGATTGCACCATCGAGCAGGTAATATTCCCGGCAGAGCGATTTATCGACCAATATCAGTACACTCGCGGCGACGCTAACAAGATGAAGGATATCGACTTTTTTGCAGCAATTGACGAGCTCAATACAGGTGAAGAAAAAGAAAAATCTCACCTCATGATTTTCAACGGCCAGACCATAGTAGCTGGGTCAATGTTCTACCTTGGATTCGTGCTTAACAACGTGAGCGACTTAGAACTTGGAGCCCTGTTTCATTCCTTGTCAAGGTGGAATGGATTTGTCGGTGGACAAGGAAGCCGAGGGCATGGCCGCTGTAAAATATCACTTATTAAAACCGACGAGTTAGATATCCCTGCTCTTGTCGAATCCTATAAAGAGCACGTCATGAGTAAAAAAAATGAAATCAAGGCGTGGTTGGTTGAGACATTTGCGGCAAAGAAAGAAAGGGGGGGTGCATGCTGAAGAACTGGCGATTGACAATTAACATGCTTACCCCGCTGGCGGTCAAACCGCCACAATTGGATGCACTTTTAATGTGGGAGCTATCGAATCGGATAGGGTTAAACAGGAGTGATGAGTTGAACCTAAAGCAAGCAGAAGGGTTTATGCCTGAGAAATTGACTCGTAATGTCCTGCTATCTCAGGTAAAAAAATGCGAGCACTTACCATTATGTAAAAAAACCATTGCCGGAGTAGATATATTTAGATGCTCAGATCCTATTTATCGGATAGAATACGAGTATCATGAACGGCAAGCAAAGCGTTTTGAATGCGACAAGATGGCGCTCATGCTGCATGAGTCAGAAAGAAAATCTTTACTCATAGCATCAGGCCCGTACAAAATGCGCTTTGTTCCTATTCGGTGCATGTTGATACCGAAGGTAGTTTATTTCTTCAGGGGAGACAAAATAGAAGTGAGGAAGCTACTAAAGGGTGTGTTTGCAATAGGCAAGCATCGAAATATCGGATATGGATTTGTTAAAAGCTTTGAGTTTGAAGAAACGCAGGATGATTATTCAGTGTTCGCAGGGAGAGTTCTCATGCGGAGCATTCCGTTTGTGGATGATCCAACTATTGAAGGTGCTCGGCGATCATACGGAGCATGTAAGCCGCCATATTGGCATCCTGATAACTATATTGAAATACTTGAACCATGCGGAGAAATATAATATGCCTTCTAATTTTGTAAGCCCTGTATATAATATCATTGCCGTTCCAATTGAAAAAATTGAAGCTAATGATTATAACCCAAACCATGTTGCAAAAAGAGAAATGGAGTTGCTTTACAAAAGCATAAAAGAGGACGGGTATACTATGCCCATTGTTTGTTTCTATGATAACGAAAGAGATAAGTATATAATTGTTGATGGATATCATAGATATACAATACCTTTCCTGTATAAAGATATTTATGATAGAGAAAATGGGATGTTGCCTGTTTCTGTGATAAACAAAAACATTAATGATAGAATGGCGTCAACTGTTAGACACAATAGGGCACGAGGAAAGCACGAAGTGGAATTACAGGCGTCATTAGTTGCCATGCTTAAATATGGATGGTCTGAAGATAAAATTATATCGGAACTTGGAATGACTATAGATGAAGTGCAACGGCTTATTGGCTTAAAAGGTATAGCTACTGAAATAGAAGGCATTCCATTTTCTATTGAAAAGCAGATAGTTGGTGCTGGATGTGATATTAAGGATGGAGACTTATAAATGCCGCGAACAAGTGTGTATGGAACTAAAGACGTTTTTACTGCGACGTTAGAAAGAGTATCATACATTTTTGACAATTACGATACTATTCAGTTATCTTTTTCTGGAGGAAAAGATAGTACGGCGTTATTTCATCTTATTAATTTAGAAGCAATAAGACGCAAAAGAAATTTTTATTTATATTTTCAAGATCAAGAGGCAGAGTACAAAGGTACTATTGACCTTGTTGAGTTTGCGATGTCCCAGCCAAATGTTATACCCTTGTGGTACCAGGTTCCAATATTTATGACAAATGCTACCAGTCATCAGCAATTATTTTTGTTTGCATGGGGGGAAGGTGAAGATTGGGTGAGGGAGAAACACGCGCTGGCTATTCATAGTATATGTGGGAAACATCCTAAACGATTTCATAAATTTAATTTATGGGTTGGACAAAAATTAAGAGACCGAGGCAATAAATGTGTTTCAATAATTGGATTAAGAGCAGAAGAAAGCCCTGATAGAAACTTTGTAATGTTTGGTGAGGATAATGATTTGTTTTGGCTTCGTAGAAAGCATGAGCCTAATAAAGCATACCCCATTATCGACTGGAAATATACAGATGTTTGGAAGTATCTAATTGACAATAAATTAATGTATAACAAAATATATGATAAGATGTATATGCTTGGAGGGAGTCTGAGAAATTTCAGAGTATCAAATTTGGTTCATGAAAAAGCATTTAGATGCCTTACTGATTTACAAGAGCTTGAACCAGATACCTATGAAAAACTTGAAAAAAGGTTGTGTGGTGTTCATTCTGCTTCAATTTACGGCAAAGAAAATTTTATATATTCAATAAAGAATCTACCAAGTAATTTCAAAACATGGAAAGAATACAAAGATTATTTACTTGAAAATATTAATCCAGATTTGAGCAAACTATTTAAATATCAGTGGAGTAGATTTGGTGATACCAGTGATGTTCAAGCAAATAAGTATATGGTCAAAAGAATATTGCTTTGTGATTGGGAGGGATCTATTACTTGGAGTCGCGATAACGAGTTTAATTACTCAAGGGAGCAAATTCTTGATAAAAACAGGCTAAAAAGAGAAGATGATACAATAAAAAAATGGTTTACTGGGATTTAATATGTTGATTGTTACAAATAGACACACAAAAAAAGATCTTGAATTGTGGAGGTTGTATGAAGAAGCTGATTCAATTAATAGTTTGTTAATTAACAAGAAAGTACAAAGAAGCATTTGTTCTATTGAAGAGTTCTTATCAAATGGCAACTGCTATTTTTCTACGTCGTGGGGCAAGGATAGTGTTACAGCAATTCATATCGCATATAATATCCTTGGAAGTGATCTAAAAGTATGGAATATAAAGGTTGTACCAAACAGAAATCCTTATTGCGATCAAGTGCGAGATGCTTTTTTGCTAAAATACAAGGTAAATTATTTTGAAATAATTGCCGATTATTCTGATATCGTTTATAGAAACCTTACATTATCAGAATATGACAAAGAAACAGACAAAATATGGTATGAATCAATAAAAAGAATCTCTGAACAAGCAGGAACTATGCGTCATTGTCTTGGAATACGTGCCGATGAGTCTAATGTAAGACTATTAAGGTGTTTGAGGTGGAACAATAATTCACCTAATAGCTGCGCGCCGCTTGCATGGTGGAAAGCAGAAGATGTATTTGCATATCTTTATAAATATGACCTTCCAGTACACCCGAATTATGCCATGCTTGGAGGAGGAAGGTGGGACAGGCATAAATTACGTGTTGCAGAAATAGGTGATTCGCATGGTCGTGGAATAGGACGGGATGAATGGGAGAAAGAATATTATTCAGATTTTTTAAGAAAAATTAAAAGTAAAGGTTAAAAATGCCAGCCGGAAGAAAAAAATTGCCTACAAAATTTCATGTCTTAAACGGAACCGATAGGCCATGTAGGAGAAATGAAGATGAGCCTCAACCTGAAATAATGCCCGCAATTCCATTGCCTCCAGATTTTTTGTCTTATTCGGCAAAGGAGGAATGGGGGGTTATGGCTGAAAAGCTTCATAAAGCTGGATTGCTAACAGAAATCGATCATTCCGCACTTGCCCTATATTGCCAAGCTTGGGGTGAGTTCAAAGATGCTCAAAAAGAGATTTATGGTGATGAAGAAAACGGGTTGCAAGGAAAAGGGTTTACTACGGTTTCAGACAAGGGCAACGAATTACAGCATCCCCTTGTTGGAATTTCGCATAATGCCATGCAACTTGCTCATAAATTTTTAACCGAATTTGGTATGACTCCGGCAAGCCGATCAAAAACAAAGGGTGCCGCACCGCCAAAAAATAAAAACAAATTCTCAGATAACGCGCAACGGGCAGCTTCGTGAAAGACTACGTTTCGATAGCCAAGGAATACGCACAAGGCGCGATAAAAGACAAGGGCCATAAGAAGCATGGCCGATGGATACGGCTTGCGGCGCAACGGTTTGTCGATGATCTAAGCAGATCAAAAAAGAAAGATTGCCTATTCGAATTTATTGACTACCATGCTAATAACGCCTGTGATTTTATCGAGAAACTTCCCCACGTAGAGGGTAAGTGGGAAACTGCAAACATTGTACTACATCCGGCGCAGTGTTTTTTTGTATGTCAACTATTCGGATTTAGAAGTAAGTCAAACGGGAAGCGGCGCTTTACCTCGGCGTTATATGCCACCGCCCGTAAAAGTGGAAAATCGACCGTTTCAGCAGCAATACTTCAGTACTGCATGTGCTGTGAAAATGAACCAGGTGCACAGATAATAAGTGCTGCAACCACATTTCCGCAAGCGGCAATAATTTTCAATATTGCAAAAAGGATGGTTGAGAAAACGCAAGATTTGCGTGAAGCTTTTGGACTTGAAGTGTGGGCGAAAGCGATAACAAGATACGAAACAGGGTCCAGCTTTAAACCAATACATGCAAAGGCAAGTACGCAAGACGGCCTTAACCCGTCGCATACCGCTCTTGACGAGATCCACGCACACAAGACGGCCGACCTGCTCAATGTATTGACATCGGCTGCAGGTGCGCGGGATAATCCGTTGTGGTTATACACTACCACTGAAGGGTATACCTCTCCGGGGCCGTGGGGTGAACTGCGCGACTTCTCAAAGAAATTACTTCTTGGAGTTTTCGGTAACGATGCCGATCATTTTCTTGCATTGTTTTGGGCCGTTGACGATGAAGACAAAGCAGCAGGAATAAAAGCCGATGACGATTTCGATGAATCGGCATGGGTAAAAGCAAACCCCCTTATTGATTCAAATCCTTATCTGCTTCCGGCCATTCGGAAAGAGGCGGTCGAAGCCAAACAGATGCCGTCGAAGCTGGCAGAGTTCAAGATTAAAAGGCTTAATCGACAAGCTTCAACGGCTGGCGGTTGGATTGATTTGATTCGGTGGCGATTGTGTTCCGGGCCTGTCGATCTTGAATTTTTAAAAGGTTTGCCATGCTATGGGGGGCTTGACCTTGCGAGCACTGGAGACTTTGCATCATTGCGCCTGTTATGGTCGGTTGACGGACTATATTATACTCATGGTTGGCGCTGGTGCCCGGAGAATGCGATCAAATACCGAACTGAGCGAGGAACCGTACCGTATGCGGCATGGGTAAATTCAGGGCTATTGAAACAAACGGACGGAAACGTTACCGATTATAGCGTTGTAGAAACCGACATCAAAGGCATTTGCGATAAATTTAACGTACTTAATATTGCATACGACCGATGGAACGCCACTGAACTTGCAAACAATTTGATCAAAGAAAATATACCGCTTATCGAATTTATGCAGGGGACTAAAAGCTATCATCCGGCAATGAAGAAGCTCGAAGAGATATACATTTCAGAAAAGTTGCGGCATGGTGGAGATCCGGTGTTGAACTGGTGTGCATCGAATATAGTTTCGCGTATGGATGTTAATTTAAACATGGCACCTGACAAGAAAAAATCAGCGGACAAGATAGATGACATGGCCGCTCTTTTAATGGCAACCGGAATAATGATCGGAAACGAAGCTCCGGTAAAGTCGGCTTACGAAGGAATGGAATACGAAGACATGGTAAAGAGGATGGCGCTATGAAATACATTAATGCCTTATTGACACTATTCTTGTGCTATGCCATTATTTGTTTGTTTACATATTGGATATTTCATCCAGAACAAACACAAATGCAGGTATGGATGAACGTTTTTAATGCGTTGTCGTGGAAATTTTAATTTAAATAGGAGGTATTTATGAGTAAAAAAGAAGAGAATCGTTTTATGGCAGCAAATGGTTTAAAGTATTTAATAACATGCGACGCATGGTTTGTTGCTCCTGATGGAAAAGAGTATCGTTCGGCATGGGGTAGTGTTGAGATAATGGAAGATAAATTTTTAGGAATAAAAACAAATCGCAATTCATCAAACTGGTACGCTGTGGTTGGATGCAACAAAAAACACATAATAATAGCTGGGTGTCAGATACATTACGCTGTACGGTGCGACAGTAAGCCAGAAGTGGTTGATGTAACAGACTGGCAAGCAGACGCAACTAACGGGATAAAAAAATACGAACGTCCTACAAAAATTTATATTGCAGAATAGGCAGGGAGTGTTATGGTTGATGTATCGTTGATTATAAAAAGACGTGGTTTAATTAGGGTTAATAATTTTCTATTTGAAGTTGATAATTTTGATGGGGAATATGATTGTTTTTGTAAAATGTTCAGCGTATTTGTGCCTTTACATATAGAAAGTAATATGTTTAATGCGATTACCACATATTATGGTTATTGTAAATTTTTCGATACCATTAACGATGGAGAGTTGCCGCCCGAATACATAGTAATTGTTAAAAAAGAAGATTCTGGAGAATTAAACGTATCATTTAAAAGACGTGTTTAAAAAAAACAGGAGGAATAATGTCGCGCCACAAAGGAAGTAAAAATAGGACAGATAAAGAAGTGTCAAAAGAAAATTTGACAAATGAACTTAAAAAGTATTTACACGACGACGATATTAATGAAGTGATTGTCGATGAAATTATTTCAGATAATGGTAAATCAGATAAAGATGAAAAACCAGTTTCGATTTACGAAGCATCGCAAGAACTCGGTGTGTCAGAATCGACAATAAGAATATGGGTTGACCACGGACACCTTACATCAATCAATGGTCGTATCCCGGTACGATCAATCAGGGAATGCAGGTTTAACACAGGGCGGTTTGTATAATGGAAAAACAAGACGACGAAAATCTACCGAAAAAAAGCCTGTTCACCGTTTATGAGGTTTCTGAATATTTCGGAGTTACCGAAAGAACGGTACGGTTATGGATGGAGCACGGTCATTTAGTAGGGGAAAGGATAGTGGGATCGATACGTATATCGCGTGAGTCAATATTGCAATGCCGGTTTAAGACATCTGCATTGCAATAGGGAGTCACTCCACCTATTTCAAAATTTCCTCAATAGCCTTCCGGATATGATCCGGCATATCCTTAAATTCCCCTAAATACCTGTTCAGGTAATCGTAAGATATTCCGATTTTCTCGGCAATGATCTTCCGGGTTATTCCGTGTTTCTTTGCCGCTTTGATTCGTTTGCAGAGTTCTTTCATAATTATTTTTTCCTTCCTGTAATTTCAAGCGCCATTGACATTACCTCTTGTTCAGTAAACCAAATAGGGGAAAATTTTATCTTGCCGTCTTTTTTGGTGTACTTTTCGTTTTTGTTTACCGGTGTTTTCAAGTATTCTCCGGTATGAATTGATTCGATATACGCCCGTTGTTCCGGAAGGCTTCTGATGTGGTCGTATGCAATAACTTGTTTTTGCTGATCAAATGACAGTGATTTGAACTCTGCTTTTATAGTATCCGTTTTTCCTTTTGCATCGATGATAAGGACATCGATCGGTTTTGATAGTATTTTTTCCTGTTCTTTGACAGGAAGTCTTTTGATAATATTAAAGCCGGTGCCGCCATAAATTACTAATCCGGGAGCTATTTTTTCCATTCCAACAAGCTCGAAGAGTTCCCATTTATGATTAGGTATATCTGGGAACGATTCTTTGAAGGCTTGAGCGTGTTCTTCTCCGGCAATAATGCATTTTACATAATTTTTTCCGATAACATTCAAGCTATCATTTATTGAAGAAAATGACACTTTAGCTTCATCGATAAGCTTTTGACGTTCTCCGACAGACATTTTAACCGATCTATCCATCATGGTATCAAGTAGCTGTTTATCTTTACTGGTGCCCATGCTTACTCCTTGTTTGTTTTTTGTTGAGTTAGTGCCGTCACCATAACGGCAAGTGATTCATTTTCTCGTTTTTGCTCCGACGTTTTTTTTCTATATTTCCTTCTCCATTCAATCCTTTTTTTATAATTCTCTGGTTTTTGTAATCGAATTCGTTCTTTTTCTCGGTATTTATCAGTTTGTTTAAGGAGCTTGTTTTGTTCGTATATTAGCTTGCGATACGTCGGGTCGTTTTTGCGGACTTGTCGCCGTTGCGAAGATTTTTTGTTTTTCTGTTCACGATACGTTTGGTCTTTTCTGCGCTTAAGTTCTGATTCCCAAAGTTTTTTGTTTATTTTCTTTCGGTATTCAGCATCACTCATTCTTATTTGCATATTTTTACGATGTTGTTCATTTACTATTTTTCTGTATTCAGGATCTTTCATAAGTCTTTGATAGCTTTTGAGCGCTAATTCACGTTTTCGTTCAAGGTATCCATCTTGTACCTTGCGTTTGTGGTAATATTCTTTTCTATTGTTAATGTATTCAACATCATTAGTTTTATTGTGATACCAGTTATTTTGTGCTGTGTTAATTTTTTTTCTATTATCAGGTTTTTTTTTCCATAAATTTGTATTCCTATACCTGAGCCTTTTAGCACAGTTTTTATTACAAGTTTTTTTCTGCCCATTGTTTTTATTAAAAAACCTACCGCATATCACACAATTTGAAACCATTGAAAACCCCTTAATGGTGAATCCGTAACCCTATACTACAAACAAATATTCATTTCTCATCATTATTAAAAACATTAAGCCAACCAGTGCTTGCAATTATTCTTCTTGCTTCGTCTCTGTAAATTATACCTGCCTTTACCGCTTCAACTGTTGCTGTAAAAATTTCAGCTGCTTCTTTTGCACCCATAGCATTCCTTTCAATTTAAAAAACTGGTTGTCATCCCGGCCTTGCACCGGGAATTGGCTATTTAAAATAGCGGAGTTGTAACTTACTCTAATGACAACCAATGATAATATAATAATTAAAATAATAATTATCAAATATTTATCAAAAATATTTCAATTATTTTCAATAAATTTCTTAATATTTCCTTAAATATCATCAAATTTCTTTACATTTCACACTATTTTAATACTCAAACAGTATTTTATATGTTGCTGATAATTGAAATGGTATGTTTGATATTGAATTGACATCATGATCGTGCAATTTAATAACAAAAGCGCCAATGAATCTATTTAAAAATATAAGTAAAATTTTTAAAAACGATCTAGCCTTGAACGACCATAAAGCGTGGAGTTCTGGTTTTTCTAACGCGTTTGGATCTCAAACACCTGCTGGTGAAAACGTAACTGAATACAGCGCAATGACGTATAGTGCCGTTTGGAACGCTGTTTATCAGATTTCCAGCACTTCGGGTAGTCTTCCCCTGCATTTGCGCCAGCACAAGGGCCGTAAAACACGATATGCAACAGAAAATAGTCTTTACCGGGTAATGCATACGCAGTTTAATCCATTCATGACGGCAAAAACTGGACGCGAGACACTCATGGCTCATGTGCTTACATGGGGCAACGGGTACGCCGAAAAGGTGTTTACCGGGGCCGGGGACACTGTAGAATTATGGCCTATCACTCCCGACCGTGTGCGCGTAAAACTTGAAAATCGTGAAATGTTGTATGAAATCAGGGTAGGAAATGAAACAATTACGCTAAAAAGAGACAAAATATTGCACATTCCCGGCTTTGGATTTGACGGAATGGTCGGTTATTCCCCTATTGCTATGGCGCGTAAAAACATCGGGTGGGGAATGGCGATGGAAACATTCTCGTCTAATTTTTTTGGAAAGGGAACGCACCCAGGTATAGTTATATCACACCCAGGCCCGGCAATGTCGCCAACGGCACATGATAACCTCAAAAGATCATTGACAGAAACATACAGCGGTTTAGGAAATTCTCACCGATTAATGCTACTTGAAGAAGCCATGAAGGTTGAAAAACTTGGTTTTTCCCCTGAAGATTCGCAGTTTTTAGAGTCAAAACAGCACCATATTACCGATATAGCGCGATGGTTTAATATTCCACCGCACAAACTTAAAGATATGTCAAAATCATCTTTTAATAATATCGAGGCCGAAAATGCCTCATACGTTATTGACACTATTTTGCCGTGGGCAATCCATCTTGAACAGATATACGATACCCAACTGTTAAGCAGAAAACAGTATGAATCGGGGCTGTATTTCAAGCACGTTTTAGAGGGCCTTTTAAGGGCAAATTCAAAGGAACGTGCCGAATTTTATAAAATAATGATTGGCAATACTATGATGACGCCGAACGAAGCGCTGGAAAAAGAGGACATGAATCCGAGCGATGATCCGCTTGCAGATGAACTATGGGCACCTACTGGCAATATTCCGCTAAGTAAATTTAGCGATTACCTTAGTAAGAATCAGGGATTTCAAAAGAGTGAACCAGAAAAAAAAGAAGATGATAACGAGATAAATCTTTTACTGAAAAGTATTAATTAATAAAGGAAGAACCATGATCACAGTGCGAAAAATGGCGACACGCAGAGTAGATAAAAAAGTTGACGTACAAAACAAAGATGACGAAGCAACTATTTATCTGTACGGTGATATCGGAGGTTTTTTTGGTGTTGATCATCTTGAATTTGTCAAAGAGTTAAACGCAATAAAGGCAAAAACAATCCATCTTCGTGTTGATTCTGGAGGGGGTGACATTTTTGCGGCCCGGGCAATCAAAACGGCAATTATGCAGCATCCGGCAAAAGTGATTGCCCATATCGACGGACTCGCAGCTTCTGCCGCTTCGTTTCTGGTGATGGGTGCCGATGAAATAGAGATGGTTGACGGCGGGTTCATGGTGATTCATAATGCACTCAGCTTTATTGATGTTTTCGGGTACTTCAATAAGCAGTCGCTCGAAAAACTTGTTGAAGAAATGACCAAGGAAGCGGCGCTTCACGAAAAGATAAACGAGTCAATAGCGAGTGATTATGCAAAAAAAACCGGAAAAACGAAAGAGGAGTTTCTTGCATACATGAACGCAGAAACGTGGTTTGATGCTGATCAGGCTGTCGAGTTAGGCCTTATTGATAGGAAGTATGATGGCGAAGCTGTTGACGGAAAATATGATCTGTCGATTTACAGTAACATTCCAGACAGGTTGCGGCCCGTACGAAGCGCAATGGCCGACGATAAAGAACTTAACGAGCGCGATTTAGAGAAAAACCTGCGAGATGTAGGGTATTCTCGAAATCAGGCAAAAAATATCGTGGCAAAGGTTTTTCGCAACGAGCGAGACGCCCGGAGTGAAACAGCAGTTCATGATGTGCGAGATGCACAAAACGACGCTGTAGCCAATCAGCAAAAAGTTGATATCGTTGCTACAAAAAAAGACCGGACAGCCGACCTATTGGTGAGAGCCGAGATGGTGGCACCAACAAACAACAAAGGAGTTTGACAAATGAAAACAGTTACTCAGTACAAAGAGGACATAAAGGCCCTCATGAAAAAATCGTCCGCTTCGTCGTTGTTGTAAATGGTGATCCCGCCGAAGGTATTCGACGCGCGGCTTGTTTCGTCGTACCCGTTAATCGTGATCGAATTCGAATTGGCCGAAATCGGCATCTTTTCGCACTTGCCGAGAATGAGGCTGTTGTCGAAAAGGTTTTCGGTCAGCTTGTCGGCGTAATCCTTTTGCAGGAGATACCCGCCGTCACTCGGAACGGTTTCATTGAGTCCGGTAGCTGCATTGTGCAGGCGCGGATCGAAAGTGCCACCAGGACGGCTTGCGTTGATCATAGCGGCGATATTCTCGCCCATCGTGCCGAACTTGTCTTTTGACCGGCTGTCGCGCCCGATGTCAACACGTTCGGTTTTTGGAACAGTAACCGCTTCGCCGGGTTTTTCGATTGCATCTTTCATGCGTTCCTGCCGCTCCATCGTTTTGACGATGTTCTGGTATTCGGCAACGGTATCGAGAATCTCGTTTTTCAGGGTAAGTTCGGCACTCGACGGTTCCCGATTTTCATTGACACACTGCGCGTCGATGTCGGACGATTTTTTCATGAGGGCTTTAATGTCCTCTTTGTACTGCGTAACGGTTTTCATTGTAAATTCTACTTGTTAGTTTGAGGGGGCTACCATTTCGGCCCGGATTAACAGTTCGGCAGTCCGGTCTTTCTTTTTAGCTTTAGCCCCGTTCTCACCGTTTTGATTGACAACAATACCGCAATGAGGACATTTTACAGAACCCATTGAAACTTCAGGTTGATCGTTATAATCAAACTGATTAGAACAAGCCTTGCATGTTACCATAACCGGGTTGCCATTCTCATTTTTTGGCTTTTTACCAGCATCTCGCTGATCGGCACCGGTATCACTTTGTGCATCTCGCACATTATGATTATCGATTTCACTCCGGGCGTCTCGCTCGTTGTGAAAAACCTTTGCCACGATATTTTTTGCCTGATTTCGAGAATACCCTACATCTC